CCATAAAATATGATTTTACGGATTTCCATTGGCTCACCTAAATCAATACATGCCCACGCATAATTACCATTAGTGCTAGTTTTTGTTGATTTATTAGCAGTGTTTTTACTATGCCAAAACCCTTCTATTGGTTTTCCATCTGTAATTTTGCTAGCAGGATAAGGACTATCATATAGTGACGATATAATTACAGGTTTATTTAATGCTATATTTGTATTAAATTTATCATATACTTCTAATTGAGCTATTTGAAAATATTGATTATATTGGTGTGATTCACATATTACATAACGTGCGGTTACAGTTTCTTTAATATTAGCTCCATCAGTCATATTTTCAATAGTTTTTTTTGTATAATATTTAGAAACAGTTGATTTAATATAATTATATAATATTCTAAACCAGTCATTTGATATAACTATTAAAATAAATAATAAAATTATAAATATTACAAATTCATTTATAAAGGTTTCCATGTATATATTATATAATAATATAATATAAACTGATGTCAGCTCGATTAAATATGAACCCCATACCTATGATTCAATGGAAAGGACAAACTTTCAATCAAATAACTAGTTATATTAAAAAAAATGGTACAACTTCAGTTAATAATAATAATATATTTTCTGCTCTTCCATTAAAAATATATCGTAAAGAATTAGCTACTGCTGATTGTTCTAGCTCACGAAATACAGTTACTATAGACGGTTTAAATATGCCTAATGGTTCTATTATAAATTCCTCTAGTAATAATTGTAATGGTTTAGCTAATACTATTGATATTAATTTAACAATAAATTCTAGTGAAAATCCAAATAGTGGGTGTGCTGCAGAATGTATTATTGGAACTACTGCTAGTAATGCTAAACGCAGAGTTAGAAGTAGTGGTATGATAAAAAAACAATTTGATTTATCTAATGATAAACAAAAATATTACACTGATTCTAGACAATACTTAAATAGTCGTAATAAAACGTATGAACAAAATAACTTTCATTTTATCCGTGAAGGTGATAAATCTGCTCTACCCGGTAGTAATTTATCAAAAGCAAATACTTATACTACAAATAATACAACTGATTGCAAACGTTATTACATATCATCTGATGTTACCTTTGGTTATTTATGGGTAGCTGGTAATCCAACATTTGCTAAAACTGGTGTGCAACCAGCTGATCCTAATGAACCTGCAGGACAATATGGTCCAGATGGACAAGACTATTTTACAGTAACATTAAAAAAAGGTTTTTATGATGTAGCAAATATAAATTCTGCGCTTCATTCTCAGATGATTAAAAACGAACATTACTTTGTAAATAAAAATAATACATCTAAAAAGTTTTATATAAATTTTGTATTTAACTCTTCTAGTAATATGGTTGAATTACAAATAGAACCTATATCACAAAGTATTATTGATAATGATGGTGTAAAACAACCTACAATAAATACAGATACTGGTTCTAGACTTCCTGTATGGAATGTTCCAACTAGCGAACAAATACCTATTATTAATATTGAAGATAACCAATTTCAAAATATTATAGGATTTTTACCTTCTAATTATCCTAATGCTAATCAAACTACTACATATATAGTAGCATCGTCTAGTGAACCATTAATTAAACCTAGATATAATCGTGTATATTACAAACCTAATAATCCTACATTCGCACAACAAGGTGCTGTATCAAGTAGTTCTCGTATTGCTCGACTTAAGTATGATTCAATAACCGGTGCTGCTGAAACTTATAGAAATGCTTATGGATTACATGTTGCGAATGCTCTTTCATATGGTGTTCCAGCAAATGGTTATACTATTAAAGATAAAATTGGATATCCATTACCTAATACACCTAACTTTACAATTACCGGAGAATTGAAAAAATGCAATAATAACAAAATTTCTGGTTAAAAATTTATAAATTTGATGAACTTAAAATTTATAAATTACAATGTTTTGTTACAAGGAACATTATGTTTATTACACCAGTATATACACTTTGAAATATTTGTTGCTAACAATGTATCTATTTTTTCTTGTTTATATTTATTTTCTATCAATGTCATAGTATAATGTATATTTTCTAATTGTTGTTGTCCAAATATGGCATTGTATTCCTCTATTTTGATTAAAAAATTATAAGGTATTGGTTTTGTTATAAACCTATGAACTTTTTGTTTTCCTTTATTTTCTACCATTTTTTTAAAAATTTCATGTAATTTTGGATAAAATGTTTTGTTATTTGAATATAAAAAATTTTTACATACTATATATTTTTCAGAATTAGCATATCTACTTGTATATGGTTTTATTATATATACAATCTCATAAAATGATGATAAAATATACAACAAATCTATTGTATGATTCATAAAACTATCAAACATTTTAAGCACAAAACTGCCACCTTTTTTCTGCATCACTAAAGCAAAAAATATTTGCGACATTAATAAATCTGATATATTTATTTCCTGACTGTTAAAATCTAACGAAAAATCAAATCCACCATCACCTGTTATTAAATCCATTGATGAACCATATTTTTCTTTACAATATTCAAAATTTTCCAATGATAATATATCACCAGTTAGATCCTTTCCTTTTTCAATTGTAACATTTGGATTATTATTTAAAAACACATCTGTTTTTTTCCAAGCAGGTATATTTGAATCATTTTTATCATCTAATATTGTCATTCCAATATAATGATCATGACGACAATTTCGATAATTTGCTATAGCTTCTATAAACCCTCCAGGTCCTTCTGCTAAGTGAAATGTTGTTATTGGTTTTGAATCAAATTTTAAATCAAAAGTATTAATTATTTCTATCATCTTAAAATAAGCTCGTGATAATGGATGATATTTCGAAATACATTTTTTTTTGTTAGGAACATGTGTATGAATATATTCATAAGGATTTGTATATTTTTTGTAAGTATCCCATTCTGTTTCAATAGTTTCTAACCTTTGCTTTATTTCATATAAATAACTTGATAATGAATGTGATATATACGATGTTGGTGTTTCATCAGATACTATATAATCTATATATGAATGTATTAATATATTTGTTTTCGGTAATTGATAATATGACATTATTATATCCTAGCTAATAAATATAATAATGATATTTCTATATTGTTTATTGTTCAACAACCTCTATTTTTTGTAATATTATCTTTTTCTTGTTTGTTTTTTTACTACTTTTATTAGGTTTATTATCTATTATTGTTTCTATTACATCAGCTGTTTCTTTTTCGTTATTTACAATTATTTCTTCCATTTTTTTTACATCTACACTGCGAATTTTTTTGAATACAAAATAACGATTCATAAAAGATATTTTACGTTCTTCTGGTGACATGTATATTGATTTTCCGTAATTTTTGTTTGCAGGATTCATTTTTAATTCGTGTTCCATCGAATTATATAATTCTACAAATAATCCAGTTCCATCCGGTAAATCCATATTTATAGCCTCTTCTTTGGTTACTAATATAAACCCATAATCCTCCATTATTCTTGTAAAATATTCAAAATTTACCAAATATTCACGGAATACCTGATTTATACTTTCTTGATATACATTTATTGCATACCCTAAACTCATTTCTTCAGATGGAAACCCAGTTTGGTCATACTCTTTTGTTATTTCGTAAATCTTACGATTATTTTTTATAATTGATATACTTTCTCCTTTATTTTTTGATTTTAACAAATTAAATACAGTATTTCCATCATAACAGGTGCCTGTGAAATAACCATTTATCTTTGTGCATTCAGCAATATTACGTAAAAAGTTATGAAAAGTTGTTTTATTTTCAAAGAAATAATGCATCGCAAATTGACAAGAACTTATATTAAAACCATTCTCTCCTATACCATACTGATTATATACACCCTTTCCTAATAAAGCAATGTCTTTGGGACCATTTCCAAATACTGCCTTTATTATTTGTTTATCTTTATCTGTATCTACAGCATCACCATTTCTAATATTCAAACTACTATTTCCTGTTACAAATAATACTTTTGGTAATTTATTATATTTTTTTGCTGAATTTAAATATCTTGCACAAGCACCATCCATCTGATTATTGATATTATCTTTTGATATATCTATTCCAAATACAAATCTTAATTTTGAACGTATCCATTTTGGTAAATCACCTGCCTTTCCAACAGCATAATCTATTAATGTATCATCACGATTTGATATTCCAATTATTAATCTATTTTTTACGTATAGGTTATGAAAATCTCGAAGGCTACGTGTGCTTGTTTCATCGCTAGTAGGATTATAATAAATATCATTACTTTTTTCATATTCTGGTAAATTTTCACCAGTTGATATCATTAATTCAGTTATTGGTTGATGAATTGAATGCCAATTGTTATTTGCTACATGGTAAGCATTACCATAATTTTTTAATCCAGCTCTTAATTCTGATGTTTTATCATATCGAACACGTAATGGTATCCATCTCCAACCATCTGTATTATTTATATCATATCTAAATTCTACTATCATATCATCTTCAAAATATTCATTCTCTTCTGTCATCATATACATATTATTTTCATCACCTTTTAATACAATATTACATATATGTGCGTTTTCATCATATGGTGATGTTGGTTGAAATGGCACAGGTTTGTATGTATCGTTATTATCAATATCATCAGGATTTGGTATGTTATCATTTAATATGTCTTGACATGGATTTAAATAACCGTGTTTCTTTTCATCAAAACCACACCTTAATATTAATGTCTTATATTGAATTACATTACCACTACCTTGTGTATTTTCTCCTGTATCTATTTTATTATGTACTTCATCACGACCAGATTTATCTTTTTTGATTGATACTAAGAAATCTATTGTATTAAATTCAGCTGGTTTCCATTTAAAGGAATTATTCCAGGTTGTTTTATATAAAGAACTTGGCATTTCACCTACTTTATTACTACCTACAGCTAAATCCATTGGAGTAAATATTAATCCATCTGTATTATATTCAAATAATCCATCATTTATTTCCGATAATTTTTTTGAACAAGCACTAAAAATATTTCCATATTCCAATGTTGTATTAAAATTTTTACACTTTATTATAAAATCTGATGATTTTTTCTTGTCATTTGATTCCATTTCAGAATTAGATACCTCTAATATTGATTTTGGTTTTATCAATTCTATTAATTCATTTAATATATTTAAACGATAATTTGAAGGAGGCGCATTGCTTTTATCATTTTCTTCTAATAATTTTTCTTCTTCTTCTTGTGTTAAGTATTTTACAAAAGGATATTCACGCACTGATTTTTTATTTACAAAATATACATCAAAAGCAGCATATAAATTTAAATATTTTCCATACTTATCCTCACTTATATGTTCTCCATCTAATATACTATTAAATATTGTTTTTTCGTTAGTTTTAGAGCCTGTAAATAATATATTCATATTAGTATCAATTAAATATATTTTGCCTGTCTTATTTATAAACAATAATTTTCTATCTCCATCGGCTTTATCTGTGACTGTATAATTTTTTCTAATATTTATTATATTTGAATCTTCTAGAGGATTTATTATATTCTCTATTTGTAATGTGTATGAACCTGGACCTATAAAATCCTTTGGATATACTCTTTTCATTACATAATCAGAACCACGAATTATACGCATATACTCTTGTAATATTGCGTCACGTTCAGTAAATGATATTGGATATTTACTTGATTGCAAACCACTTAATATTATACGAATACATTTACGAATTTCTATCAATAAGGCTTTTGCTGATGTATATTCAGTACCTGTACCAACGCGTGAATTATCTATTTCCAATTCTATCTCATAAGTTTCTTGATTTGTAAATAATTCAGATTCTTGAATTGTATAATAAGGAATAGGTATTTTATTCATACGCTTTGAACTTTTTACAATACTCAAGTCAGCAAATAATGGGTAATCATCATGATAAAACCGAACACGATTCATTGTTCGAAACAATTTTTTTGAATCTACCCATTTTGATATTATATTTCGCGCTAGATTTGACTGAATATTAAAATCTTGCTCGGTTTGATAAGATACGCGAAAATTAAAATCTTCCATATCTAATTTTCTTATATATTCATCTTTTTCATTCTTTGCTGACATCTTTTGAGTAAATTTTATTTTATTAAATAATGTAGAAGGCATATCTATGACTTTTTGAATATTATTAGTTCGGCAATATTCTTGTATTAAATCTGTTCCTACTATTTCTGCACGAATATTTGACATTTTTAACTTTCCTGTTTTTGTATCTATATATTCATTTTGAATACGTAATATCTGGTTTCCTGCTTTATTTTCAGGCTTAAATCCACACGCATACAATTGTTTTACTACATTATCATAATCCATTTTAGATATTGGTTTTGATAATCTTGGATTTGTACCAAATCGTATTTCTAATTCGCTTACTTTACGATCTTGAGGAATTATTGGATTATTATTCAGATAACTACTAACAATATTTTCAAATTCTACTTTTTTTTGTTTCATTGCACTAGCATGATTTATAGTATCAGTGTTTTGCGGCAATACATTATTTTCGTTATCAGCCATTATATAATATATAGTAAAACCATATATTATTTTATATCTTTTTCAATTTTGTATGATATTTATTACCATCTTATTTTATCACTTATTAATTCATAAATATCAGCCTTTTTATATTTTTTATTATCTTCCAATACATTTAATTTTTTTGCAAATTCTGTCAATTCACTAATTTTATAATTAGAAATAGCCTTTAATGGTTTTATATAACTCTCTAAACATATCATTTTTTCTTCTAATTCTATTACCTTTTGAGTTGATAAACTTGATATATCTACACTGTAATTATCATATCCATCACGATATAAAATATATGAAGGATTATCAGAATTCGAAAGAAACTTTAAATATGTTTTATTTTCATTATTTACTATATATATATTTATTTTATAAAATACACACATAGCTATAGCTACACGATAATTAGTTTTTTTTGAAATTGATAATAAATCTGAATATACTTCTTGAATAGCTACATTTGTAAATTTCATATTTGTATTTTTTAATAACATTTTATCCGTTTTTAAATAATCTATAGCCTTTGTTTGCTCTTCTAGTAGTTTTACACAATGATTTCGTTTTATATATTGATAATCACTATAACCATAAGCTATTATGTATAAACACCAAAATAAAGTATCTTTTTGACTTGGCTTCAACACCTCTCTTATATCTTCTAATTGTTCTGATTTGTATTTTGGTAATTCTATTACTGGAGATTCTACTTTTGTATTGTTATTATTATTTTGAATAGGTGTTGTTGATAATACTGGTTGATTTTTTAATATATATGGTTTTAATTCTGATATAATTTGTGACAATTCTTTAATAGAATTGTCATAAAAAAAAAGACCCTCACAAAATTGTGACATAGTATGTTAATATATATCATTATTTTATCTTTATCTACTTTTTGAATATTATATCTGGTGATGAAACATTTAATACTTCAAAATCATACTTATAGTATTGTTGTTCTTCTGATATTATCATTTCTGGTTCTGATATTACTATTTCTGGGTTTTTTATTAATTTATAATCAGCACAAGTTCCACAATGATCTTCATTTGAATATAATACTTTCAATTCTTCATGATTATTTGAAGACACCATACTCCATCTACCTAGTGGCACTTTTCTTGAACCAATACTGTGTATTACTACACTATATATTTGTTTAAATGTAAAAGATTTTGGTATTGACATGATAGTTCTATCTTAGTTATCATAATTATTCTTATTTATTTCCTTTTCAATTTTCTTAATTTAACTTTTTTAATGATAGCCATATAAAATTGTGTGTAGGTTTTATATGTGTAGCAGATACATCTTCTTGCTTTTGTTCTACTAATTCAATTTGTTTTGAAATATGTTTTAATAATTTTATATGTAAATATCCTGTATCTATCATTTTTATATATTTCTCTTGGATACCTTCGGAATAAAAATCATCTAACCAATTATTATTTTCTTTTTGTAGTTGTTTTTCTTCATCTGTAAGAACACTTACTAATTCAACTACTCTGTTTTTATACTCCGTTTCTAAATCATACTGCAAAGTATCATTATCATACTCATCAAAATATGTATCTACATATGATTCTATGAATACTATACGGTAAATATCATTTTTTGGTTGTGTGAATTTTGATATATTATCACTTATTATTGTTGATAAACTAGTATTTTTTATCATTTTATTTGAATATTTACTTATGCTGTT